AACCCGGTCGTGCGGGTGCCGATTCACGGTGTATAGATGGCCGAGAGAAACGTCACAGCCAAGCAGCTTGCCTATTTGCTTAATGGCATCACTGAGCGATGGGTCCAACAACTTGCCGCCGATGGCATAGTAAAAAAAGAAGCGCGAGGCCGTTACAACCTTGTCGAGTCGGTGCGTGGCTATTGCGCGTACATGCAAGATATCAACAAGGGCGCAGAGTCCGACCGAGAGACCGATTACGGTGATGCCAGGACTCAAAAGATGCGCGCCGATGCTGACAAGTCGATCATGGAAGCCGCGCAATTGGCCGGGAATCTAATCCCTGCCGATATTGTTTCGTACAGTTGGAATCACATGACGGGTGCTTTTCGCGCTAAACTTCTCAATCTACCGAAGAAAGCAGCGCCATTAGTCCAACATGAGAACAGCTTCCGTAAATGTCAGACCGCTTTACAGCAGGCGGTACATGAATGTTTGGCAGAACTATCTGATTACGAGCCTCCGGACAAGCATTTCGGAAACCTTGCTGACTTCCTCACTGGCACCACCACCGACCTTGTCGATAAGCCAGTGGGCCGAGCAAAAAAGAAAACTGTCAAGCGAAAGCAGCGCCGAACCGGGTAGCTGGTCAAACGACCGTGCACCATACCAACGCGGCATGATGGATGCTTGCTGCCATGAAGAAACAAGCGATGTTACTTTCATGACCTCGTCGCAGGTCGGCAAAACTGAAATCATAAATAACGTGCTTGGCTTTCACATCGACCAAGACCCCTGTCCGCTGATGATTGTCTTTCCGACAAAGGAAATCGGCCAAGCCTATTCGAAGGATCGGCTGGACCCTATGATTAGGGACAGCGGCCTAAACGAAAAGGTGGCTGCGGAGGGATCGAGAAAAAAGGACAATACCGTTTTGCATAAGTCCTTTTTTGGCGGTCACGTAACGATCAGTGGCGCGAATAGCCCCGCTTCGCTAAGTTCCAGACCGATTCGCGTGGTGCTGTGCGACGAAGTTGATCGCTTCCCATATTCGGCAGGCGAAGAGGGCGACCCGGAACAATTGGCCTTCAAACGGACGCAAACCTTTTTCAATAAAAAGAAAATCGACACATCGACCCCGACGATTAAGGGATTGAGCAGAATCGAAAGCAGATACAAGGCAGGCAATATGCAAAAGTATTTTGTGCCGTGCCACAAGTGCGGCCATTGTCAGGAATTGCTCTGGGCGCAGGTAATATTCAAGGACGCAAAGGGCAAGCGGTGCGAACCGTATTATCGTTGCGATTCGTGCGGTGCTGCTTGGTCGGAGATTGACAAACGCAAAAACGTCGCCCGAGCAGAGAATGTCGAGGGCGGCGGCTGGATCGGGACTAACCCGACGCCGACGCCAGGGCATCAATCGTTTTGCATTTGGGAAATTTACTCTCCCTGGTCAACCATGAGCGAAATCGTTGATTCGTTTTACGCGGCCAAAGTAAATCCGCTGAAATTGCAAACCTTTGTCAATACCGTACTTGCCGAGAGTTGGGAAGAATCCGGCGAAACGCTATCGAGCAATAAACTATTCAATCGTCGCGAAAGATACAAAGCGGAGGTGCCGGGCGAGGTGCTTGTGTTGATTGCTGGCGTTGATATTCAAAAAAACCGAATCGAGGGTGAGGTGGCCGGATTCGGTCGCGGCGAGGAATGGTGGGGCATCGATCCGTTTCGAATCATGGGCGATACCGAAGGCGATGATGTATGGCAGGAGCTGGCAGAGAAACTTGAGCAGACGTACATCCATGAGTCCGGGCATGTCCTGAAAATCGCTTGCACGGGCATAGACTCGGGCCACCGGACAGATACGGTGTACCGCTTCTGTGCGGAGCGATCCAAGCGGCGCGTTTGGGCGATGAAAGGCAGAGGTGGCGAGGGAGTCCCGGTTGCAGGCCCACCGAGCAAAAAAAAGACATCGATACCGGGGATGCCGGTCGATCTTTACACGGTCGGCACGGACCAAGCAAAAAGCAGTATCTATTCAAGACTCCGGCTCGGTAGGCCGGGGCCGGGATATTGCCACTTTCATATTGATTACCCGGAGTCGTTTTTCGAGGGATTAACTGCGGAAAAGGCGCTCACTGTTTACACAAAAGGCTTCCCGAAAATAGTCTGGAAGAAACCACCGGGCATTGCCAATGAGCCACTCGACATGCGTGTTTATCAATATGCCGCGCTGTCGATACTTAACCCGGTTTGGAGCGCCCTTGAAAAAAGGCTAGAATCGGAACCACCGCCCGTAGTGAGCGCGGAACCTGACGAACAACCGAAAAAGAGCAAGGCAAAAAGGAAACGGCGCCGACGCTCTGGATTTGTTGGAGGCCTTAGCAAATGACCCATGAAACCCTTGTGGAATTGCCCCGCAGAATCACGATCGGCGATACGATTACATGGGACGAGGCCCTTGCCGATTTTCCCGCCAGTGCGTCGTGGGTAGTTACCTACAATTTTACAAATGCTACTGCGCAATTCGTCAGTACACATGCCATTGTCGATGTTGACAACCACCGAATTGCGATTGTCACCACCGACCTTGAGGTGGGCCGGTACGAATATGCAAAAAAGGTAACGGACACCACCACCACTCACACGCTTGAACGAGGCGTACTTGATGTGTTGCCGGATTTGTCAGCCGACGCCGCTGGCGTTGATCGTCGCGCTTATGCTGAAATTGCCTTGGAAAATATCGAAGCGATGTTGCTTGGGAAAGCAACGAAGGATCAGACGAGCTATTCGCTGAATGGCCGGGCCTTATCACGATATTCTGTTTCGGAGCTTCAAGAATGGCGCGCCAGCCTCCGTGCCGAGGTGCGGGACTTGAGGGAAATTGATCGACGACGATCAGGCGGGAAATCACACGCGAATGTTCGCGCGAGGATGAGCAGCAATGTTTAAGGCTCTGAAAAAGTTGTTGCCGATCAGCCGGAAAACCGTGCGCAAACAATATCGAAAATTCGCCGCTGCCCAAACTAATCGCTTACACATGGGCTGGATAATGTCGCCTTCGACTATCGACCAAGATATTCGCGGCGGTCTGTCTGCTGTCCGGGCGCGGTCCCGCGAAGAAGCGCAAAACAATGGCTACTACAAAGGATTTTTGCGCGACTTAAAAGAAAACGTCGTCGGAGCTCAAGGCTTCCAGCTAATCAGTAAGCCGATGAATAGTGATACCGACCTCGACGTCGAGGACAAGAACACAATCGAGCGCCATTGGAAACTTTGGGGCGCCAAAGCCATGCGCCCGGAAATGTCGGGCATGTCGTTTCGAAATTTCTGCCGCTTAATCGTCGGTAGCGCGGCGCAGGACGGCGAAGTATTTATTTGGGAACGTCGAGGAACCACCGTTAACCCGTACAGATATTCGTTGCGCGTTTTGGAACCGGCGACGGTAGATTTGCAGCTTGAAAAGGTCATACCGGGCGGAAATGTAATTCGCATGGGCATCGAGTTTGATGCTGCGCGCTTCCCGGTTGCATACCATGTGATTGCATCGGAACGTGACAGCGATTTTTTCATTCACGGAGAAACCGGGCGAAAATATATTCGTGTACCGAGCGAGGAAATTATTCACCTGTTTTTGGACGATGGCATTTGGCAGACACGCGGTATGCCGTGGATTCACGCTGCATTGATGCGCTTCAACCAGCTGAACAAATACGAGGAAGCCGAACTCGTTTCTGCTCGTGGCGGCGCTTCAAAAATGGGCTTTATCAGCGATGGTGACGAAGGCACCGGCTACACAGGCGACGACGACGAAGAAACCGCCGACGACGATTATCTGTTTGAGGAATTTGAGCCGGGCATGATTGGTCGGTTGAAAAAGGGCCAGCAGTTTTTCGGTTTCAATCCGGATCACCCAAACAGCGCATTTAATGATTTTGTAAAAATAAACTTACGCGGAATTGCCGCATCACTTGGTGAGTCATACAACCAATTTGCCCAAGACCTCGAGGGCGTCAGTTTCGGAAGTCTGAGGCAGGGAGCGTTGTCGGAACGCGCTGTTTGGATGGGCCTGCAAGTTTGGCTGATCGAGGACGCACTCGACCGTATTTTCAGCGCATGGCTTGAACAGGGATTGCTTGCCGGGGCAATAACGAACCGTGCAGGCCGTCCGCTGCCAATTGATCGATTCGAAAAGTTTCTCGAACACGAATGGCAGCCTCGCCGTTGGGATTGGATCGACCCGCTGAAAGACACAACTGCTGATCGGTTCCAACAGCAAGATTTGACCATGAGCCGATCCGAGCGCATTCGCAAGCGAGGCCGTCAGCCGTCCGAGGTTTTTAACGAAATAGCCACCGAAAATCAGATGCTTGACGAACTTGGTGTGTCTGGTGGGCAAGTAGATGCTACACTCGGCGACGAAAGTGCCGATGATCGGCTGGCGGTGTTGGAAATCGCGGTTAGCGAATTAGCGGACGGAGACAAATAGATGCGCGACAAGAAATTTGTTGAGCGAAAAATTCGCACTACGATGCTGCGGCGTATCGCCTATTTCGACCGCGATTCGGTTGACATGGACACGCGCACCGTTGACCTGGCATTTTCAAGTGAGGAACCGGTAGCACGATGGTTTGGCGACGAGGTGTTAGACCACAGTAAAGGGTCTGTCCGAATGAAACGACTTCGGGATACGGGGCCTTTACTGTTACACCATGATAGC